GAAAATCAATCAAAATCATATAAATAACCAATGAAAAGTTAGGATGTAAGTTGGCTTTTTGGCTAAATTGGCAGAGTTTTTGATAAAAATTTAAACATCAATCCGGTTAAAAATAAATGGTATATATGTTGAATCGAGTAGACCTTTCGGTTCCTATACATTTATTACCCCACACGCAAAAAGAATTTTGAAAACTTTTGTTTTTTGATGGTATCGGTGGTATCTCATATCATATATTAATATGGTATAAATGAGGGTGTAAAAATAATATATTTATCAATTACCATATTCCAAATTAGCAGATATTTTAACCAATAGCTCCTATCGCCGCAGGCGTGCCCGGTTCGCGGGGCTGCGCGAAAACTGATTTACCCTACGGTTAAACTTTTTTCGCGCGCGAAAAACTGATTTAAATAAAGCGATAAATATAAATACAAAAAATAATGCAAAACCTTCCTCTCGCTACCGATTACTGGCCTACACAAGGTCAAATGTTATGGCGTCCGTCGTGGTGTCAGTCAGCGCGTAGTCGTAAACTCGACCGTAAATCTCATCGCCGTTATCGTAATGGCCGTGTTTTTACTGGGGTGCGTTTTCAGCCTTTTTACGGGAATCTTTCAGTATATGATGAAATTGAATATGAAGGTGGTCCTATGCTTCGGGTTGTGGGAAAAACCAATGACGCCCAGATAATTCTTGAGCGAAATAATACCCATTACATGGTTCCTTTTGATGGTGTAGTTTGTGTATTTGAACGTGAAAGGTTTGACGTACCAATGTCGTTGATTGAAGAGGGTACGCTTCATATATTGGAAAAGGCTGACGATAAGAGATGGAAAGTGCTGTTCCACGACCAAGAATTTTATACTACGCAGGACCTTTCTGATGAAGGGCTCTATGATTCTCATGGTAAAATCCCTGACAAGATGATGCGGTTGACGGGTGAATATATGTTGCGGCCAGTCTTACGTGGAGGGGTTACTCCTATGCCTGTTAAATATGAATAATTATTCATATTTAAATAACGATTTTCTGGTCTCGCTCAAAGGTAGTTGTCGAATCGAACCCTTCAAATTTAATAAAATTATATCCCAACATTTGCGGTGTTGTTTTTACCCCATAAAATTTATAGGCTATTCCCTTTTGAATGAGATCGTGGGTGATTTCTCGGTCTGCATAATCATAAGCGTTTACAGTAACAGGGTGCGACCGCAATTTGGGTAGGTTGACTTGATGCCATTCATTGTTGTAATAAAAATGAATCCGGAATCCATGAGGTGTCTCGTATGCCACCTGAGAAAACAGGACCGTTAGGAACTGAATTTGGAGATAATTCAACCCCGTCATTACCAGGGGCATTGCATAATTGTATGCGGATTTCAAGTATGCGATACCATTTTTGGCGTTCGTTCGTAATACTCCCCACATGGTAGTAATTTAATATTATAGATTTTCCTATAAGTCACTTGGCCTTTGCGAAGTTCGTCTATATTTATACCTTTACCATCATTATAACAGTCTAAAAACTCCCAGTCAGATGCATCCTGGATTTCGCTGTTACCAGTCACCAGATTACATAGCAAATTAAAATTGGTAGCAATATTGGCGTAAAGAGGATTATGATGCGACATCTTTTTAATATAAGCTTGTACGCAGTTTAGACTGCAAAAATACCCCTCACATGTAAAATAATGCAACCCGTCGCGATACTGATACTTGATGGGGAGGCCCACAGGTTGTGTTTCAAATGGATAATGGTCCCATTTGCACCGTGAATTTGTAAATTCGGGATAAGGTTCCCCTGATTCCAAAAGCATACACATACTAGTAATTTCACGGAAATCTGTCGTGCGTGGGGCGGGTTTAGTAGTACGGAAAGATTCTTCTAGGTCGATCGTAGGTGTCGGTATTTTTTCATACCGACTTAAGATGTCTTCAGCTACAATACCGGGTAATTTTAAAATCATGCGGGTACGACTTTTTTTAGTCATTTGTAGTTGAAGTGTCGTTTAAACACTTAGTAAGCATAGTGATTTAAAAATTGAATTACTAAAAAAAGAAAGAAATTTAAAAATGTCTCAAACTGATTATTCTGCGATTTTCCCTTATTTATGCAGGCCCATACAAACTCAAAATTTTGATGATATAAAACCGTCCACGCGTACATGCATTGCACGCCTCCATTCGAATGTTGCCTTGAAGGCGTTTTACGAGAATGCCCAGCTAGCCAATATTCAGCAACCTAAAATAAAGCGAAAAAAGCTCAAAATACAACAACTTGAAATTGGACCACCGGGCTCCATCATTAGCATGTTATATGATGGTGTGTATAAAGGTGTACAAACACGGCAAAATCCGCAACTTTTTTTAAACCAGCTTACTTTTATTATGAGCCTGGATTCAACCAATGTAAATTTTAAACTTTTTCAGAATGGTGTATTCCAAGCTACAGGCTGTAAAACCAAGCAGCATGAATATGATATTGCGCGATTTTTAGTCGAGGAAGGTCGACGTATTGAACGTGAGAATCCGGATGTTGTGATTTTTGATAAAGAACCCGTCATCAATGATTCAACCACTGTTATGATTAATATTGATTTTAAACTTGGATTTAACATTGACCGTAAAGCTCTAAATAAGCATATCGCCGGGTTGAATGGCTTTGAATCAACATTTGATGAAAATTTGACCAACTCGGGCGTATCGGTCAAAATGCCGCGCAGCGCGGAAGAAAATTCGAAAAAGGATACTTTTATATGCTTTCATACAGGGACGGTTTTATTATCAGGGGATGACTTGGAACGTATGAAAAAATTGTATTATAAATTTTTAGAAACAATAGACACAATTAAATACCACATCGTTACCTCATATGAATCTATTAAATTTGACACACGTCGATATATAAAAGTAAAACTTGTTGAATAATATCAGGTTAATCTACCCGATATTATTTACTTTATGTTCCAGGGACCATTCATAAGTAGGAATGATTTCTTCACCAGGCGCAAAGGCGATTATGATAATCGTGTTATCATTATGGCGGGAATGCTTGTGAGATTCCATTTCCATATGATAAAACCCTTTTATTTGCTCTAACTCAGGCGCTACATACTTAATATAAGTATTAAAACGGCCGTTGATGAAAACTCCATACAATGTGTTACTTTCACTCATTTTATCCGATCTGAATCACAGGGATAAAAATCAATTTTTATTAATATAACAGTTAATCAACCGTTATATACATTGGAATTAGTTCATCGGTAGGGCCAATAGGCTGGGTTATAATGAGTATAATCAGAAATTGTCCAGCCTTGCGCTTGGATATATTCTTTGTCTTTATCAGATAATTCGAACATATATCCAGTTTTGGGGTTTTGCCGTCCAAAAACCATAGGAATAAAGCCTTCCCGGAATACAAATAAAGTGTCTGGGTCTTGCAAATTACCAAATTTATTACGGGTTAATTCCATCGCTGTTTTTATTTATACTGGTTTGAGCCGTTAAATCAGTTTTGAGAAAGATTCTTACTAGTTAGATAATCCTCCATATATTTAAGGCGTGTCAAAGGATGAGGATGAATTACATCATATCGGAGATGACCCCATTCATCAGCCACAAATTTACCCCACCAATTTTTTTCTCGAATTATATCTCCCTTATCCTTTTCCATAGAAAAAAAAGCTTTTGCCCCGGTTATAGTTTTGTTTTTTTCCACCGAATATAAATCTGCCTTCTTTTCATTATACCTTTTAAAAGGAATGATACAAGTAAATAAGAGTCCTGTTACACATAATATTGTGGATAAAGGGACCCGCATATAACAGGTATAAACTGAAAAGGCTAAATAAGCATGGGGAAGTTTATCAAATATTCGTGGGTCTTTACTATGACCTATTTCGTGATGGATTACAAAGTCTTGAATATTGTTCCATTCCTTTTTCGGAATTCGATCTATTAAATTTAATATTTCATTATATTTAGTATTATTTATTTGTATATCGGGTCGAATTTTATGCCATGTTTCATGACTCATGACTGTCAATAAACCCAGTGTTAAATGATCTCGTTCATATGAACCTGAAAAACTAGGATTTGAATTACATATAATTTTCATTCCTACAGCTTGTTCTTTTTCAAGTAAATCCTGCTCAATTAATTTATTCAAAGACATTATATATCCTGATGGTGTCTGAAAGAATCTTAAAATTACAAATCAGTTTTTCGCGTGGCCTAGAGGGTGGCAATAAACGATTGTCAGATAAATTACATGACCATACACCAGTGCTTTTCCTTTTTTGCTTTTTTTCGCTCTGCCCGTATTCTTTTTTTGCCTTTGTTCATATGTTTCATAAAAAAGCCATGTTGCAGATTTCTCATCAAACCGGTATGCAATTCTTATATACTTTTCGTTTTTGACCGTTATATAGCTGGTGACACATTACCATTCAATTTGTACCTCGTAATGTTGCCGTAAATATTCATTCGCAAGCACCCCGAAATCCGGGTTTTCAAACCAGCTATTATTGGTAAAAGGGCTCGGGTGAACACCGGTCAGTACCAGGTGTTTTTCCGTATCGATTAGCTTTGCCTTTTTCTGGGCATATTTACCCCAGAGCATAAATACTACCTTTTCGCGCTCTCGGCTAATACCTTGAATGATGGCATCCGTGATACGTTCCCATAATGCCAGGTGGCACCCCGGTTGAGACTGACAAACAGTCAGCGCGGAATTGATGAGTAATACGCCTTGTTTGGCCCAGGATTCCAACGAATTTGTATCACCAAGCGAGCTTTTAAAATGCTTTTTAATACGAGTTAGAGAAGGCGGACAATACTCCTGAATGCCGCTTGAAAAACACAACCCATCGGCAACCCGCTTCCCGCGGCGTAGGGAGTGATAACAATCCTGGCCAACAATGACCACTTTGACGTCCGCGAGCGGGCATAGATTAAAAGCGCGAAATACCTGGTCTTGCTTGGGTATTAATACTTCGGTTTCTTCGGCCAACATTTCATTAATATCGGCAAGCACTTTATCGTCGATAAATGGATGGTAGGCCGGGTCTTGGATGAGTTCTTTTGTAAGGTGCATTTTAGGTTGAATAAAATCAGCCACATTTTATCAGTTTTTGGGTGTATAAGAAAAACTGATTTTTATATTCTACCTATATCCATAATACATTAAAAATGGCTCAAAAAACTACTTATAAAATTGTTCTTATTGGCGATGGCGGTGTGGGTAAATCTGCCTATGTTAAACGCTTACTCACAGGTGAATTTGAAAAGCGTTATCTCGCTACACTTGGCGTAGAAGTTACTCCCTATGCGGATCCAGCTAATTGCGACCCACAAGATTGCCTTATTGGTGATCCGGATATCACTATTAGCTTTTGGGATTGTGCGGGGCAAGCTAAATTCGCCGGGTTGGATAGTGGATATTATTTGGGTGCGGATATGGCTTTTTGTTTTTATGATGCTACTAGTAAAATAACCTATAAAAATATGGGTAAGTGGATTCGTAAATTCAAAAAAGAGCGTCCAAATGCCCCCGTGCTTTTAGTCCATAATAAAGTGGACGTAAAAGAGCCCAAAGTTAATAATAAAGACTTTGAAAAGGCGGTTGAACAATACAAAACAAAAGGCGTTCAAATTTCGGTTAAAAGTAATTTTAACTTGGAAAAACCCGTCAAATTCGCCTTGGAATATTTACGTGAGCGCGACCAAAAAGGAACACTTAATTTCAAGTTTTAATTTAGTAATAATTAAAGCCTAATTAGGTTTTAATTAGCGTGGTATGCGGTGCGTTTCGCCGTATAGGAAAGTAGGTTCCCCGCATGGTTGGTGGTTAGAGTAATTTCATCGTCAAAGTCTATTTGAAAGGTTGCTTCTCCGGGTAAAATATCATATTCAACATTTTTTACCGGTTCGGTTATAAGTTGGAGATCTCCTTTTATCCGTATGAGATCTACGGTGGCAATTACAATTTCTCCCTTGAGTATACATTCTTCTCCATTTTCAAATAAAATTAATCCCTGTATCGTGGTGGTGTCTGTTTGTTGTAAAAATAGGCGTGCGTTTGTTGCTATCTGGTACCACCCTGAAATATTTTTTATTTTTTGTTGCAGCCATTCCGGTTCATACTGGGTGAGTGGGACTAACGGCCTATTTTGAAAAGTTGGTTTTTTCAAATTATAATTCTTGGCTACTTTCCCTTTGAGTTCAGCGGGTTCACCGTCAACAACAACCATTCCTGGACTAAAATTATGAATTGAACCCGTCGCCAGGTCGATGTACGCACCCAACACGGTTTTGGGACGCCTCGCGCGGCGCCCCGTACACACCAACAGGCACGCAACCATGAAAAGGGTAAATATAATAATACACCAACTATTCATTTGTATTACTAGAAAAAGAAGTCTTTTCAAATCTCTCCTTCAAACAATCTATTTTAACACTCACTCGAAGTTTATCATCTTGCGATAAATCGCGGCTAGAAAGTAGGTCTTGAAATAAATCCAATGAGCGCTCATAATATAAACTCGCGTCTCGGTTATTTTGGCTCATTTCAAAATCAACCGCTTGGCGTGAATAATTTTCCGCCTGCTGGTACTCTGGTAATAATTCGAGTGATTTTGGGCGAGTATATGATCCCAATTTAAGGTCTGATACCAACTGGCTTGATGACTCAACCACCACCCAATCATCCAAGTCAGATGTAGTACTTAATGATGCGTTCGCAAATGGATTGTTTGTACGCGGTGATACCCAGCTTGATTGCGGTGGAGTAGGGTTAGGCTCCTGCACGGGTTGATTAAAAAACGGATGATTATAAAATTCATCAAATGTAATTCGTCGGTCGATATCAACCTGCAACAATCGGTCTAAGAGATTCCAACATTCCGGACTTATTGATACTCGCTCTGGAAAAGGCGGCCGTGGTTCGCTAATACGCGCGACCAACTCGGGCCAGCTTCTAGCACGATAAGTAACTCGGCCGGTCAACATTTCCCATAAAATAATACCCAAACTCCACAAATCGACTGATTCATTGTAGGGCTGATTTTTTATAATTTCAGGAGCCATATACATGGGGGATCCACAGATAGTACTTGACAAGTCTTCGGCGAATTTTGCAAACCCGAAATCGGCTATTTTAAGGATGGCGCTGTCGGAAAGATCCGACAACAATATATTTTGCGGCTTTAAATCCCGGTGCATAATTCCTAGTTCATTGAATATTTTGAGCGCATCGCGAAGTTGTTTGGTGAAGCTTACTGCGGTAGATTCGGGTATACCTCCTGAATAGAGTTGTAGAAATTGAGACAAATCGCCCCGGCAGTATTCAAGCACAATATAAATACTTCGCTCACTTATAATCACATCAATAAGATGGATAATATTGGGGTGACTAATATATTTCAAAATATCAATCTCTATAACCAGTTTTTCCAGTATATCTGATTTTATCTGGCTTTTAGTTATATGTTTAACGGCAATAGGTTGACTGGTGATTTTGTGAACGCCACCATAAACAATAGAATAACTGCCTTTTCCTAGGCGTTTTTTAATAATGTAATCGCTAATTATTTTGCTTTTGGAAGACATCCATTATTTATATAGTAAATAATCTCTAGGTAAGTTTATCCACTGCGTCTGTTTGATTTCGAAATACATACAAATATTTGCACTCGGGAATGGGGAGCGTTTTTAATGAGTCGACAGAACGATATCCTCGGATGAATAATGCCTCTAAAACATCTTTTTCATATGCTTCAGGTAAATTTTTCAAGGCGATAACAGTAGGAAGCTTTTGTCTGTTAAAATCACAATACACGAGTAAATTGCTAATATTTTTAACACAATTCGACATCCCGAGATATAAGATATCGGTATGTTGAAGGGAATGTTTGGCAACGACCCCCTCATAACCCGTTTTATTCTTGTAAAAACTCACAGGACATCTGATGACACGCCAGTCTTTTGGGTAGGGGTGTGTGTGTTTTTCGGTTACATCCATACAAACCACCATTATTTTATCATTCCTACTAAATCTTATATGTTTATAAATGGGTCGAGCGCGAAAATTTTCGTTACACCTTGGATTCAATTACCCACGGACAAACAGTGCGCTGCATGGCTGCTGGAATGATGCTTTTATGATGCGTAAACTCGCCATAAATATGGGCTACAAACCTCGTGTATTATTAGACAACCGGCGCCGGTCGCGCGCGCGAATCATCCGAGAAATCCGCGCATTAATTCGAAAGCCTAACGGTAGTCAATTATTTCTCACTTATAGCGGGCACGGTGCATCAGTAGCCGCGGGCGCCGATAAATATGAAAAAGACCGCAAAAATGAAGCGTTGGTGCTTCCTGATTTTAGCCTGTTGCAGGATGGTCAGTTTTTTAATTTAATTCGACAATTACCAAGCCGCTCGCGATTGACTATTGTGCTGGATTGTTGTCACTCGGGTACAGGGTGTGATTTCCCGCTCGTTTTACAAGCATCGCGGAACCAATGGGCGTTAGATCGTCCCGACACTGTACTGAATAGAAAAAGACCAATCGTGATGCTGGCCGGTTGCAGGGATGCACAATATAGCTATGAACGCGCTACCCAAAATAAAGTGCGCGGGGCGCTCACGGTGGCGTTTTATCATACTATGACACGCGCCATTCATCGTAATCGTCGCCGGAGACGCGGGCGACGGAATATTGCCCAAATCGGATGCCGCGGACTTTTAAATCAGGTTAAAAAGAGAATCAACGACCGCCACCAAATACCCGTTGTTAGCTGTACGAAAAGGATACCGGTAAATTTTAGCGCTTTTTAATTTCATTTAAACCAATACCATAATATAAATGGAACCAACTAGTGAAGATGATGATATTCGACCTCCAAGTCCTCCACCCGATATACGTACAAAAATAATGATTCAGGCAATGAATATAAATCTTTTAGTGATTCAAAAACGCGCACAAGACTATGCGCTCGGTCAACCCGAAACTATCAAACTACTCTATTATCCAAAAAAGTAAGCAATAATTATAGCTTACTTTTCATCCTCTACTTGAGGGCAAATAACCCATTCATAATTATCATTTTTAACCCAATGACGCTTTTCACCATCAACCTCCCAAATATGATCTCCATATTGCTGGAATGCTTCTTCTAATGTTTCCCAGTTAGTTGGTCCCCTATTAAAACTATTATTCAAAACTACCCTAAAATGAAGGGGACGTGAGTCATTTTCACACCCCAATTTTTTATGGTCGGTAGCACCATAACATTTTTCGCATGCTAGACACCATGGATGGGGGCATTTATCATAATTTCTAATGGGTTCACCTCTGCTTGTTTCATACGTAGATACGCTTTTAAAAATATGACATTTCTTACACATTCTCCCAGAATTATGAAACATCGGTCCACATGTTTTGGTTATAAGGCACTGATGCGTGTTGCATTTATTACAAACCACACGACAGTATTCACAATACTGACAGCACCCCTGGTCACATTTAACCACTTCTGTAGGTCTAACAAAATCTCTACAAAAAGAACATTCTTCGGTTTTTTCACATAGGGGTTTAATGGCTGCTTCTTGACAATCCCAGCACATTTGGTAAAACTTACCAAGTCTCTCACTAGAGTTCGGTATAGGCGCACGGCGTTCATATTCATATTTGGTCACATTATCATAATCTCTATGGTTACTATAAAGTTTTTTAAGGTGCCGGTATTTAACCACATACATTTTTTCACACCCTTCCCCCACGCATTTATTTATACTATATCCGGTAATATGTTCTAATACACCCCCCAAATCCTGAATAATTTTACCCATATTAGGCTTTAAATGTTTACATTCTTTACAAATACTTTCTCCATTTTCATAAGTAATATTATCGATACGCGAATAGGTATTACATTTAACACAAAACATAGGATCATAGTCAGTGCACCGTCTACAAATACTGGTTTTATTGTTATTGATATAAAGATTTTCAAAACAACACCGACAAACCTCCAGATTATATGCTTTCATAACTTTATCAACAAGATCATTAATATTTGGGTCGGGCTTTACTAATTTATAATCTGCCAGCCTGTTATGATACAATAAATAAATACTCAATTCATGCTGCCTTTTTGGTTCCATTTTATCAGTTAATTAATGTAGGATAAGAAATCAGTTTTCACGTTTGTTCTTTGGGGCAAATTAGTTTTTCACACGCGAAAAAAGTTTAGCCAGAGGGTAAATCAGTTTTCATCGTCCGACTCCTCAATCATATCATCCAACAAGCTAGCCGGTTTATTGGCTACAGCTTCAAAGTTTTCCGACAACCCTTTTAGGCTGTTTATCGTGGTATAAATTTCATGATGAGCGTGTTGCAGATACTCGGTATGTTTATTACCCAAATTCAACATGAGCTTAAAATTCACAAGATTCTTTACACCATATAAATCATGGGTTACCCTGAAATGTTCTTCCAGCCATAAGAAATCAGGGTTGAAATTCCCCTCCAACCATAATAATTGCATATATAATATAAAATCGTTTAGTTTGTCGGTGTCTTCTAGTTCATTGATAGTAAAGGGTGTTTTCCATATATCCAACCATCGACATAATTCAAAGGGTATACGCTGCCTGTAATTTGTTTCACCTTCCTGATTAAATGGATAATATAACAAATTTTCATGATAAGATGAAAACTGTTCTAAAATAGCAAAATCTCCTATACATCTATAAAAATTAGCAGTTGAATCAACAGGCTCGTCGGGGTGTCCATGTGTATCAATATATTCATAATATAAAAGAGCAAACGGTGAATACTGGCGGGTTTTATCCGCGATACCCCACTTACCGGGCCATATTACGTGGTCGGTATCAAGTGGGTCAGAGAGTTCATCGTTACCTGTAGAAACCCGCATTTCCTCATGTACTTTATTAATCACGTCAAATAATCGATCGTCTGCTTTATCCCGGAGAAATTCTGCTAATTTAAGAAGCATTTCAACGCGTCGTACTGGTACATCTCGAAGGGTTTGGATGATACCATCGATAGGCGCGGGTTCGTCGACTGAAGTATTAGAACTGGTTGATGACATTTTAGATATCCAAAATGGTATCATTATTATTTCATTTTTTAACGTTTAGCTTTCAGTGACGCATAGGTTTCCACACATTCCATAACTTTAAACAATCTTCAATTTCCTGACATGGATTAGTGTCAAAATCTTTTTCAAGGTCAAGACACCCGACTTCAACTACTTTAAATGTTACCGGGCAGTCGGTTAAACACCAGGTTAGATTCTTCACTTTTAGCAATTGCCTCACTTCATCCTCATATTTTAAAGCTTCTTCGTGGCTTGTAAACTGCCCCGCAAAAGTATGATAAACACCACCTACGAGTCGATAGAAATAAAATTTATGGCCATTTAATAGCTCTTTTCTGAGTGCTGTCTTACGTTCTGATTTCGCCTTGTGGGCATCCAATAAGCGAGTTTCTAACCCTTTTATTTCATCATCATATTCAGCAAGAATTTGCCGGGATTCTTTGATTCGCGCGCGTACGTCCATTTTTATCGGATAATATATGGCTTTTTTATTTTTCAATTTTGGGGGACCTCGTGTTCCCCCAGAGCCCCCTAGCAAACTATTTTGATAACTCTACGATTTTTTTCGTTAGGGAGACCTCGTGTTCCCCAAAACCTTTCGCGAATAATTATTTGATAACTCTGCAATTTTTTTTGCTGGGGGACTTGTGTTTATCCGAAACCCCCAGCCAAACAACTATTTTTATAACTCGATGATTTTTTTCGCTAGGGGGCTCTGGGGGAACGCGAGGTCCCCCAAAACTGATTTAAAGATTTGCCATTTAAAAAATATAAAAAATGGAAACCGAGAGGGCAACTACCGAAACATGGAATGGAGCGCAAAGTTTGGCGACGACTGGTCAGGCCCGTGTAGATTACTTTTCCAAGGCTATTCGTGATACGCCGCGCGAAACGATTCACTCGATGCTTGAAAAGTGCTGGGAAGAATCCCCGCTGGACACACTCAAGCTTATTTTTTACAAGCGAGACTGCCGTGGCGGCGCTGGTGAAAAGCAAGTATTTTATGATAGCATGGAATGGCTGATTCGCAAGCATTATATCGAGTTTGCTTTGGTATATAAATATATTCCCGAATATGGTTGTTGGAGGGATTTGGTAGTTTTGATGGACCGTAATCAATCCACGCTAGCCTATGTTCAATTGTTGGATCATTATGCCCGACAACTCCAGCAAGACCACGCGGATTTTTGCGCTGGCAAGTCGATTTCACTAGCCGCCAAGTGGGCTCCAAGCGAACACAAGCAATACGACGCCGTAGCCCGCGCTTTAGCCGCTCAGATTTATCCCTCGCTTACAAACACAATGAGAACTTATCGCAGCCAGCTATTGTCCCCCCTACGCCAATATATTAATATTGTTGAGCGATTAATGTGTGGAAAGCAATGGGATCAAATTAACTTTTCCCAAGTACCATCACGCGCAATGTTCAAACTGCGTAAAGCATTCGAAAAGCACGAACCAACCAGGTTTGAAGAATGGCAATCTATGGTTGCTGATGGAAAGGCAAAAATTAACTCTGGGCAGGTCGACCCACCAGAAATCGTCAAATCCTTGATGGAACAATCCGATACTACCCTGGAACTTGCCTGGGCTGAAACGCTAAACAGCGTACTCAACAGTGCTCGCGAGTACGGCCAACTTCATAACGCACTCGTGGTTTGCGATGTATCTGGAAGTATGTTTCATGGGACAGGTAAAAGTTCTATCCGCCCTATTCATGTGTCTCTTGCCTTTGGATTGATGGTTGCGGAATTGTCTAAAGGACGTTTCCATAATAAAATAATTACCTTTCACGACTCGCCAAACTTTTTTAAGATTACAGGCTCAAGTTGCCGGGAAAAAATCCAAAGTTTAGAAAAGGCCCCGTGGGGCATGTCAACTAATTTTCAAAGTGTATTTGAATTGTTGTTAAATACTGCCACTACGTTTGATCTTACCTCAGATCAAATGCCCACACGCATTATTTGTATTTCCGATATGCAATTTAACGAAGCCAGTGGGAACCGACAAACCAATTGGGAAGCCGTGAAACAAATGTATGGTCGGGCCGGGTATAGACTGCCCGAATTAGTATTTTGGAATGTAAACGGAACCACGGGTGATTTTCCAGTTCAGCATAATGAGGAAGGGGTAGCCTTGGTTGCTGGTTATAACAAAGCCATTCTTAAATCCGTAATGACGGGCGAGGTTGTTTCTCCATACCAGATTATGCGTGAAACAATTGACGCACCGCGTTATCAACAAATAAAGCTTGAATATCGCTGCGACCCAATTGAATACTAATTTTCCCGAAGAACTATATCCTGAAATTTCGGGATATATTAACCAGCGTTATTTACCCAAAGGATTAGAGTCCGTGACCCTCTTAAAATTATAATTACGGTTTATTATTTCAAGAAATATGAGCGTCGGGAAAATGGTTTAAAGATATTAAATATTTAAAATGAAAGTATACAAGTCAGCAGGTGAACGAAATGATTATTTGGTAACTTTGGAGCTCACAGATACAAGTGATTCCAACACTAATTTGTCTAGAAAAGTTGACATTCCTTTATTCGCGAAATATCGGTGTAAAAAAGCTTTCGTAGTCTCTATTGAGCATAAAAATACCGGTAAGAGTGTAAACTTTATTGAAAGTACTTACGACTCTACTTTTATATATAAAGTAGGGGAGCATATTAGCGATAAATACTATGATGCTAATACTAATAACATTTGTAGTAGAGGTATTCACTTTTATAAAACAAAAGAACAGGCATTATATTGGCAGTGGCAACCTGTTAATGGTCCTTATAAAAGATGGTATGAAAATGGACAATTACAATTAGAATGCGGATATAAAAATGATAAACTTGAAGGTCCTTATAAATGGTGGTATGGCAATGGAAAATTAAGCGTAGAGCATGGATATAAAGACGGTAAACTTGAAGGTCCTTATAAATCATGGCATGAAAATGGGCAAATATCGAAGGAAGAGTGTGAATATGAAGGTGGTGAACTTATAGGCCCTTATAAATCGTGGTATCCTAATGGGGAATTAATTAAGGAAAATAAATTCGCCCCCCATTCCCTATAGAGTTGCCCATCAACCACCATATTTCTACTATCCATCAGCCGCCCAAACTTTTAAATATTACCCCGTAGCATACTCTACGTAAGTTAAAATAATTAATAAACCGTGATTACAGTTTATTCATTGTAAATAAAATTGATTAGCGTGGTGTGCGGCGCAACGCACGAAAATTGATTTTAAAAATTCACCCTTGGGCAAAATACACAAAAGAACATTTAGTAATTTAAAAAAAATGGCCGGAATTAAGCAGAAACCCAAGACTCGCAAGCGTGCCCACACCCACCGCAAAAAGTCCCCTCGCGCGGCGGCGGATAAAGGCCCAGTAAAATTGGTTTTAAAGCCTTATAAGCGCCGCGCTCCAAAAAAGGAGGACTATTACGAAGCCCCAATTGTCCCCCTGGCTACCGCTCGCGCGAATTGTCGACGTATCGCCGAAAAAGTAGTCGGGGAACACCTTGAAAATAAACGTGAAGTGCTGCTGAAGGATGACTTGGATATGTGGGAGTATGTTGATGCAGACGTTGACCAGGACGAATATGACTGGGACTGTGAGTCTGACTCCGACCAGTCAGATGTTGAATAAATATATAAACCCTAATTAGGGTTTATATTTACCTTATTGCGGCTCACCTCGGTAATTTAAAGTAGTTTATATATGTAAATGGGAGTATTAGAAGACAATCTTGTGGAAATACCGCTTAGATTTTGCGATGGATCAGTCCATTATTATGACTCGAAAACAGATGCTGTATATAGTCGTAGATTTAGTTCTGGAGAATGGTATATTTCATCCTATGCTGATAATATAAAATTTCAATATTTGCATCCGGAAGAATATACCCAACAAATTGAAGAGGCACTGAAAATAGTAAATCAAATCGAGTTACAACGTAAAAATTATTATGCCCAGTTTATGTCTAAAGAGGCACTGCTCGATAAACATTCAAGAAATCGTGTTTTGATACCATCAAGAGACCTGATTAAAGACATTATTGATAATAAACATTATCTTGTATATACTGGTAAATAAGTGTGTGTGACTTATCCATGTGATGTTATAGAATTTCACCCTGAAATTGTAGACAAAGCCGAGCTGGTGGGTCCTGAGGATCAACATACTTTTGAAACTGCAAAGATCCCTAGGAAATTCGAGCTAATATACGATTTTCAGTATCCAGGGCCATTATATATTCAAATAGGAGACCATAAACCATGTTCTATCAACCAAGATTTTATATTACCGATAGATACATTTTTCATGGCTTATACACCTACTCCTCGCTTATTAACTCTGGATGAAAAAGGGAATTACATCGATGCGGATGGGGTTAAATTCAAATGTATCCTACTGCCTCTCGATTTTTTCGGGTCTTGTCGTGGGTGCTTCTATCGCTTTAAAGATTATTTATTCCAAAGTTCTGGAGGTATATTAGAATATGAAAAGCTTCCTACACCCAAAATTGAATAACAGCTTAAGCATATGTATCTTCATAAATGACTTGTACTGCTCCGACGAGTTATAAACTAGATGCCAGCGAAGAAATGGCCATTTTCGATCTAGCCAAACAATTACAAGAAGAATATGGAGACCTGTATTCAGACACTGAATCGGACGCTGAATCAGACACTGATTCAGAACCGGTGTGTAAGCATCTTCATACCATAGAAAAAAATGGAAGTTATGTCTGTACAGAATGTGGGAATATTTTATCAGCTGTTATTTATGACCATGAAGCATACGCGGAAGGCGGTGGAAGTGCTCGTCATCATCACCGCAAATTTGAGGAGCGAGGTATCCTACGAGAACTTGAAAAATATGATTTACCACGCCAAATTAAATTAGCAGCCGACGATGAATACCATAAACGTGTGGAAAATGCAATTAAACGCGGCAGAAACCGTGAATCCATCATTTTCGCGTGCGTGTTGTGGGCATATAAAAAAACTAACCCTAAAAATCCTCATCTTATCGCTGAACAACTTCATATGAGTAAAAAAACCATGTCTCTGGGCGTGAAATACTATCACAATACCATGGAACCCGTCAAGGTAACTTTTCGGTCTATCGATCCCACTCGAACCCGGAATCTACCTGTTGATCTCCAACATAAATTACTTGATGCGATAGACAGTGGAGTAGTTCAAGATCCTACCAACCTGGGATTCCTCAAGAATGAAACCCGCAACATTAACCGGGATTCAGCCGAGGCGATCGATTTAATAAAAAATTATATTCGAATCATCAAGGAAGCAAAAAATATTGAAATACCCGAAGAAGAACCCATCCAACTTTACAAATATATTCTCAATAATTTTATTAACGACGATTATATCGGAGATAGACATAATAGTAAAAGCCTTACGGCGGGCATTATATATTACATATTGAAAAAGCGGCACTCTATTACTAAAAAAGAATTTAAAAGTCTCGTCGGTATATCTGAAATTACAATCACAAAGGTAGTTCAAGAAATTACCGAATTAATGTCAAAACCTCATAACAAAACACTTTGAAATATAAATGAGTGTCGAATCTGATACAGACATCGACGATTGGTATCGTTTATATTTCATGGCTTATATAGGCAAATTAATTTTTCATTTAAACGGTAAACGCGCCGACGACCTTACCGCTATTATTTTTTGTATGATGTTTATAGATCCTATCTTTTATAAATGAGTCAACCAATTAATATACCGGGGCGTCGACGTTCAATCACAAACCGCGCGAGTAGTTTCGGCAAATCAGAAAGCCCATATTTTAACACTATCCCACCCACTGAAAATTATACAAATATTGAATTATTTAAAACCCTGAAAACCACCGTCAAGCCAGCACAAGTATTTAACTTGACGAATTTTTTCAAGGGTCTTAACGCCAACCAGTATGTATCAACCGTAAAACGAGACAGTTTTATTCCAATCCAAAACCCCGGTGGGGGTGAATATACCCATAAAATTGACTTTCAGTATAATCGAAATTTTTTGAGTTTATATACTGATTTTATCTTGTCTATACCGGGTAAGGTTAATCGTATTACCGTGTTGTTAAATGATTGTACAGTATATGACGAGACACATGAAATTACCGTAGAAACTTTTGGTTTTTTTCTTTCTCGCCCAAATGTACTACCGATGGTGTGCCAAAATTTATTAAAATTCAAATTGACTATATGGGTATGGGCAACACAGGCACCAAAATTAATCTATACTGAAATAAAAACCAAGCCCGATATTACTTTGATATTAAACATCTTACAACAATGGTATATAAAGGACGGCGAAAATACTCTCTGTTTTTATGATGTTGACGACCCGGAAATCGTAGACAACACTTGGGAGTGGCTATGCAATATTCCTTTAATAAATTCATTACAACTGGGGGATTAATAGATTTTTTTTATCTTGTATATAGTAAAAATATGAACAAAGTCGAAGGATGTGTTTATGATTCTGGGCGCCCATTTAAAAGTGTGGCCAGTTCACAGTGCCGTGCACCTATCTACAATAACTCGTTGGCTTTTTTGATTTTCCATAAATGTGAAGGCAAAATCACGCCTATGCGCGGTATGGCAGAATTTTCCGGTCTTGTCGTAGACGGTGAAACTTACTTTTGTCCGGAATTTTCAAACTATTACGAACAGGCTATCCCGGTATTAGTTCAACAGCCTGGATCCGCGGACGAACCCATCAAATGGGGCCAACCCACCGGTCTTAATATGGCGACACATGTATACGGATCCCGTAATGGCTTTTTAGTTAATGCCATCCACCCTCCCCTTGGTGCTTACTGTGACTTGCGTTTAACCAACCAGTCTGCGCTTGCCCAGTCAACAGTTCTTACCCCTCAAACGGCCGCTAATAATTACCCGGTGGATTCTATAGTACATGCGGGAGATATTTTTACCGTGAATACTGCTGGCACCAAAGGAAAGTGTATGTTTTCACTCATTCCCTATACCACTTATTATCCTCAGGGGGCTACATGCTACAAATATGATGATCATAATGGTAATTTAATTAGCGAATTTTACGAAAACCCTGATTTTCAAGCTTTTACCAACCCATGTCATTGCAATCCACGCCTCCGCCGGTGTTTGACCCGTAAAGAAGACTTTGAAATCGATACTTTAATCGCTAACGGAGAAGATGATGTTGAAGCCGGAACTCAGGTGGTATTACATAATACTATCGAGAACGAACGCGCCCGTAAGCGCTTGCGTGGAAAACGCCATACTCGTAAATCTAAAATGACTGATGCTGAGATAGGGGGCGCAGTTATGATTGGTGTGGTAGGATTAGGAGTTGTTTTGTTTGTAATTGCTGTAGCAATCAATGAATACCGTAAATCTTAATATCGCCGCGCGAGAAAATTGAATAATAATTTATAGCTATAAATTATTAAAAATGGATGACGAAACAATTCAACCGGAAACAATCAACAAAATCCAGCGCGCGGGGATGATTTGCCAACAAACATTGGATTATTTATGTAACTATATGAAAGGGCAAAGTACAAAAGAAATACTGAGTGATTTATATTACGATGACGCAACCCCTCCAGAAAGTTCAATCAAGGAATTGTGTAAAATGGGGGACACATATATTAGTGAACAAACGGCTAAAATATATAAAAAGGTTCAACAAAAAGGCACCGCCTACCCCACAACAATTTCTGTAAATGATGATATTACACATAAATCAACGGGTGTTTTAAGGGAGGGTGATCTTGTAAAAGTCTATGTTGCCGCGCATATTGAGGGTTGGACGGCGCATGCAAGTCGGTCATTTGTACTGGGGCCTGGTGGTGCTAAGGACGAATCCCTCCCAGTAATTCGTGCCGCGCAAGCCGTCGGTGAAATTGCCGCGCATCTCATCAAGCCAGACGTGGACGCTTATACAGTCACGCGAGTGTTGGAATATGCGGCACGGCAATATGGGTGCCGATTAAATCGTATGGTTACTTCCCATGAATCTTTTCAGTGGATGTTGAAAGGCATCCAATTCTTTCCCGGTGAATCATTCAAATTTGAACTTGGAGAAACTTACAATATTGATATTGCTGTGTCGGAAGGTCCGCAAGATACACAATTTGTTGAACCACCAGATAATACTGTTTATTTCCGGAATGATAAAAAATATCGACTCAAAACCTCGGCCGGTCGCCAGGTAATTGACCGAATCGAAAAGACCCATTTTATGTTACCTTTTGATATTAGCGAGTTTAGCGAACCCGTTGAGCGCTTTGGTATTCAGGATTGCATCAAAAATGAGCTTATCGAACCATGTGAAGTATACCGGGACCGGGCCACACGCACCGCGAGATATAGTTTTAGTATTATTATTGGGGATAACGGAATCATTAAAACGACGGGTGTTAAGAAGCTAGCAACCCTACCGAATGATGCCTTTTTGAAATCTGTGCTTAATCATTCATTAAAAACTTTGGAGCCGATTGAAGTACCGGAGAAATTATAATCACCCGTTATTACGGCTGATTATTACCCATTCATCGTCGGGTGGGGTGGTTTCAACTACCGCGGCCGGTTTGTGTTCGGCGCTGTATCGATGTATTATCGTATTTGTATTTATGGTTTGCGCAGGCTCTGTTTGATTTAGTATTTCACTCAAAGATTTGGCTTCCAAGCTGGCCATTTGTATATAAAACAAAATTTAATATGTTATTTTTATATCGTCAACAGCACACCATGGATAAAACTTTATTTCATAATTATTTTTTTTCATTTCGGTAATGAATTGTTTTATAGCGCGCTGCACCCGCTGGTCAAGCTCCTTCAAACGATCAATTCCGCTGTTGAAGGGGCTTACATCCCGGTGAAGCAAGCGCTGAATAAATTTTTTATCGATTGGGCCCGTGATTTGGATTACCCATACACCCCATACCGTAAAGATAATGTCTACTTTTTTATTTTCAGTCACCAAAGTAATAAGGTCCTCATAGGATGGATATCCGGGCGACTCATAGACATGAGTATGAAAGGTAATTGGAGTGACTGTCCAGGCATTGCGCGAGCACGTATACCTCCCGTCTTCCATATAACCTTTAAAACAATCCTTGGGCACCAGGCATCCTTTAACCACATTATATGATCCACACACCTCCATTTTATGATCGTACACATCACACATCCCCAGCAATGCAAATTCCGGTGGCAACCGACACTTCATTTATTATTACAGTTTATTTTATTGGTTGATTATATGGAACAACCCATACAAAAATTGAAATTGTCATTTTTTACTCGGTATTAATAAACCACAAAATGAATACAGAATCCCCACAAAACGGAATTGTTTCTTCAATTCAAAAATCCGTCATTCGATTAGTAAAACGACCATTAAATGGGTTGACAGTTGATTCTGTTTTAAAACAGGTACGGAATGACCCAATCCTCTCCCAAAAAACAAAAAGCATGATTTGTAATTATAGTAGCAACCCCGCGGTCCACTCTACAATTCTACTTACATTTGCAGAATCGCTGATAGTGGTATGGTCTACTATCCAAAACCACCCCGATAATATTGAAATTAAAAAGATTTTGGATGCTGCATTTAAAGACGAGAAATGCCTTTCTCTTACAGGTCAGATTGCTCGTCTAGTTGATTGTTTGAATGGATTTGATCCAGCAATCCAATATGAGATTTCAGATTCTGAGTATATTGCAAACATAATTATTCTTGTGAAATATAGGCTTGAAAGTGTAGGATTGTATAGTATTGAAAAGCATCGTTCAGAAGCCCTGGTAGATAGAGGTTATGATTTGGACCTTATTAATGCATGGGTAGATAAAATTTAATAACCATTAATTGATGGTTATTAATAAAAGAAAAAATAACTATACCAAAATTGAATTTTAAAAATAAAAATAAACTATACAACCATGAACCATAGCAACCAAAAATTTAGGTGGAAACATGTCACACCTTTTAACGAACTAACCTTTAATAAGGAATGGGCTAGAGATCCTTCAAAATTATCATATCTTTATAAGTTTGCTCAGACATTTCATAGCAACCTGACCAGTGATGAGGAATGGGATGAATTTTACGATATGATACTTGAAACCATTAAACGGGGCAATATTCACGGCCTCTCACTCTTATGGGATTCGATATATGTTAATAGAGATAGCCCATGCTATGAATGGTGTCTTGATAAAGCGGCTAGACACGGAAACCTTAAAATGTTTCAACATTGCTTGTACGGGTTTGGAAATTATACATCAATAAACGGAACTGAACCTATGAATTACGAAGATTTAATTAAAGCCGCAAACGATCCTGAAGTTTTAGCGTATCTAAAACGTCTTCAGCCTTGTGTGATGGATGGGAAACTATACCCTATGCGTAATATACATGAGGGGGAATGGGATGTTGAAATGCAAGATCACGAAAAAGAAGACGAGTTTTATAAAAAATGCAAGCTTTATCAATCTCTAAGCCAGACTGAATAACTTTTGATTAAAAGTTATTTGGGTTTTACTATTCAATAACAGAAAGGATCTTAAAAGGACAAATGTAAAATTGATTTGCCCTGAGGTCAGACGGGAAAACTGATATCTGACTTTCACCCTAGTGGTAAGCACAACAATCATGGCTTCGAATACTAACATTCCCTGGGTTGTCTATGGTACGGTCGAAGATGGATTACTGAATGGTATCTATGTAAACACTAACAACCAACCAGGACAAGCAACTATGAAATTGCTTGATGACATGGTACGTCATTACGATAATGATACTAAATATCCCAAATTATATGGATTATGGTGTATATTAATGAGGGATGAAAGAATTCCCACATACTATGACCAAAAATTCCTCGATAATAACATCAATAGCCAAGATGGAGTTAGTGGTTATACTATGGATTTACTTGCACAAATTCATAATGAACGCCATCAATGGAGTAAATTGGTGGGGTATGATAAGTGGTTGGAATTTAATCGGAATAATCGCGTATTCAATTCAATTTGGTGATGACTAGTGGTTGGTGTTATTAGGGTTATATTTATCCTATAATTATAGGATAAATATATTATTTGTTCGGTCGGTGAATGACGATATCCGGATGCGCTTTTATTTTGGCATCGAATGCCCCGTAAAGTTGCCGCAATTTCGGTGGTACCGCTGCCTTTTTAAAGGGCCGAATTTTACACGCCTTTTTAATTCGCGCTTTTTCCAGTGGGGAAAGTTCGAGAAAGTCTAATAGTTTATCAAGGTTAGTGGCCACCGCAGACGTTTTAATACAGCAAATAGCATGGTCGAAATTTTTAGGCTTTGTCCATGCGTCGAATTGTTTTTCAAGTTCGAAAAGATCAATCCCTTTTACCGCGTATTCTTGGAGTCCTATTTCAAGCTGGACTTTATTATAATTCCGATTGCTTATTTTGCGTATATTTGGGACCTGAAATCCGCGATTAAATTGGGATTGTACCGCATGATAAACATCATCAAATAAAAAGACCGCTTTCAGACGGGGATTTCCAACTTTGAGCGGGTGTGGATAGTGGCACAACAGTTGGTAAGTCATGCTGGTCATTGGCGAACCAAGCAACGCGTATAAATAATTACTGGCTACTCCGCCGATAGATACCATCCAAAATTTTTCTTTTGCAAGCGCGCGTGTGGCATATTCAAGCGTGTTTACTTTTGGACTGCTAAAATATTTTTTGGCCATGAGTTGAGGTTCTAGCCAGTTGGTTAAAAACCGCGTTTTGGTGTCTATTCTCAGGCTAGGTGTATGGGGATATAAACTAATCGCAAACCCTCGATAGTTTCGCGTTATTTCAGTTGTATTTTTTGGTTTGTGTGACAAATAATTACTCGTCGTAGTATTATATAGGGTGGTATATAGGCCTTTTTGTTTGAGCGCGCGGAAATAATCTTGGTTGTTTTGCGGAAAATAAGACCCCAGCAAGTGCTTTGTATAATATATAGTATTATCGTCTTGTGACAGCAGTGCCCCATTTGGGGTAATAAGGTCTTCTAAAAAACAAGGACGGAAAAAGAAACTATTGGGGGACATGCACAGTACATATTCAGTCTTTATTTTATCCCGGCATGTTTTTATTTGTGAATATGGTATATATGTCATTTTCCCAACAAGTTTTGGGTCATTTACTCCAGGGCGCGACGGGGTTCGATAAATAATTATAAATGAGTCAATAGCATCAAGACATAAAAACCGAAGTATGGAAGGTATAAAAAAGGTATGAAATTGATAGGCATCCGACGCGCGCCAAAATAAAACAATAAGCGTTATTTTGCTCATTTATGGTAGGTATACTTTTTAAGTTTTATAATCATCAATTAACATCATACTGACAGTTCCTACGCTCTTTGATCTTTTGATGGGTGTATTAGTAGGCGCTGCCGGGGTACCCGCCGCCGTATCAAAATAATCTTCGTCGATATTAAAGCTAGCGTGAATAACGTGACGCGGCCGATTTTGATAATCTTCAACCAATTTGTCGATGGCTTTATTTTCAATCACATCGACTACGATAAATGTAATCATATATTCAATAATATATACAATGACTAACTCGCTCGTTATTTCAATCAGTAAACACCCCAAAATCCCATATACGCACATCCCTAAGAGCACCCCCCGTTTCCACCATCGATAATTTTGTAAAGTATAATTATCCAATAAATAATTCACGAGCCGGAGACTGGCCGGTTCAAAAACGGCGACGACGCGATAAAATAAGTGCCGGTAAAAAGTACACACAATCGAAATCGCCGTGTGAAGTATAAAATCAACCCAAAAACTATACGTAAACCAAGCACACACCGCGCTGATGAAATGAAGGCGGAGTATCATGGCGCAGAGCGAGAGCAACCACCCACTAAATTTGCCGCGGGCCCAGTCGGTAAATATAATGTTTTCTAGGAGGGTGTCACCGTAATTAAGATAATGATTGGTGGTTTCCAATATTCGCCACATTTAAAAAAGGACTCTACTTTAATTATTTTTGGTTGAGTATTTTTGCAATTTTGTTCGTAGCACAGATACCACTACATTATATGGAACAATGGGAAGCAGCATTGACTGTTAGCTTACTTTTAATGGTGATATTAGGCGTGGGGATATATTATGAACTTCAACGCAAGTCAAAAAAGGATACTGTAATAACAGACTTAATTTTATTATTTGCATTACAAATCAGTATTGCAATTGTAGCCAAGAATAATATAGACCAATAGGGGCTATATTATTGATAAAATATTTAATTAGGGTTAAAATCAACTTTTGAAATTTTAATACCTGGCAGGATAATACCGATGCCTTAAAGGGTAAGAATACCAACTCGGTTGATATACTGGTCTATAATAAACAGGCATTAGAGGCCTAACATCAATATCCAGCTCTTTACGCCAAGTCTCAAGACTCCATAACTTGGTTGGGTTCGCCGCGTTATTACGAATACGATCTGCTAGCCATTTTTTCCCATCTAATTTATCAATGTCGCCAGCCATCCATACCAGACATGAACTAAAGAACTTGTTGAGATCCTGCTGTGAAGACCATTTGCGAAGTTCAAGCAACAGTTGGGAGTTGTGTTGTAGGTTAGAAATACTGGGTGTGTTTACTATGGAATTCATTCTCACTGAATGAGCGTTATATGCTAGACAAGAAATATTATATGTGTTTATCCCATAATTCATCCCCATATACAACAACATAGCATTTTCGTTGGTGGGACAAGCCAAGAACGTCTGTAAATATCGCTCAAGATTGTGGGCCTTGGTAGATTCCTCGGAGGATGGACGCTTCGGAGGGCGGTTAACAACCACAATATTTAATTCTTTCCGCAATACCCGTATTTGTTCTTTTACAATCATGTTTAAGATATCGATAAAACGCGGGTCGATCCGTATTCTTCCCCGACCTATAAATAGACATTGCAATTTAATTACAATATCTTGCAGAGTTGCAAAAAACATTATAAAGTCATTCAAATCCCTTTTAGACTTTTCACCCTCTTGTTTGGATACAGAGCGACTCATAATCAAAATGTGCAGAGCAAGGAGGCCGCATATATCCTTAGTCCTAATATTTGGATCTCTCGATTCCAAAAGTGCATCATGGAGCCGAGTTGCCGCTTCAATGCATTTTTTAGCAAAATCATCATGGGCATTCTCTGATATACCATCATATTGTAGATAAATAAGATTAGCTGTGCTTTTAACGACTTCAACAAGCATTATTTATGAAAGTTATTATCCTTTAGATAATATAAGTCTTTAGACCTATATTATCGCCTAAACATATGGCGAAAAAGAGCTGTCGCACTCGCCACTTATTAACCGTTCAACAGGGTAGATAAATGGTTTTACATCGCTTCCGCTAACCAGGCGCACATAGTCCTGGTAGACACCGCAACGTTTCTGGTAGTATTTAGGGTCGCATCCCTGGCGCAAACCTTCATCAGCCGGCATATTTTCGCACCGGACATCTTCAAAGGGTTGCCAGTCGCAGCCCGAGACGGCTACTTCTTGCTTGTAAGCCGGGGTAAAGTTTTCGCGTTCCTGGTAGGAACTCATATTACGATACCCGTGGAGCAGCGCGTGACATACAGTATTTACGGGCGCAACACCTGGTTGGGATTTTGTAGTAGGGATTACCTTCAATTTCTTTGGGTTGGTCTCGGTAAACTGCCCGCGCGATTTTTTATTCGCGGCCGAGTTATTACCGCACATTCGGAGGGCAGTAATAAAAACGACAAATAAAAGTGCTACCAGCAACATTAAAGATGCACAATTCTTCATTTATATATGTGGGACTTTAATTGCTCATCGATTTTTAACAACAACTCACGTCTTCTGGAATTCACAGGAGCATTTTTTGCCGTAAACCAACCTAACTTATCAAAATCGTAAGAAACACATTCTTTACGTAATCCTTTTTCTTTTTTGATTAGAGTAGGGTAAGGTGGCTTATTTGCAATAGGAACGACAAAGTAAGTAGTGGAATAAGGAAAGTTGTTACTACCTCGATAATCTTCCTTGACGGATTGATACTCTTGTGTCAAGTCGACCTGTAAATTAATGCGGGTTTCTTCACGAAATTCGCGCACGGCCGCGCGAAGACTACCTAATGGCTGGTCGAGGTGTTCATTCATATTCTTTTGACCCTTGGGCCACAACCATTCAGGCTCGTTAACACAGCTGTAAGACAGTTTAATCAACAGAGGAATGTGGTCTTTGATTTGATTAAATAGATGCTCTGCATGTGGGTAATCTTCATGATAAAACCGACATTTATGATTCACCCACAAATCATCCCACAACACCCTAAAATTATCGCGGTATTCGAGTAAACGTGAACGCTCTTCATGGGTCATCAAATTAAAGATAGTCCAGAGCTGTTTATCATTATATCGCCCGGTGACAAAAATATAATATTCATAAGTGTCTTTTTTATGGGCGCACATATACTCGATATCCTGGCCGTTATCATAATATAAAATGATACCGTAGGAATGGCGGCATTTTTTCTGCCCGTGAATATTAATCGACATACGCCCGGGTGCAAAACGGATCTTTTTCATCACCACATCGACAAATTTGGGGTAATTGCTATTCTTTTCTACTTCTCTTTCGCGGTCTTTTTTAATTAAAGTAAAATCATCCATCGCCATTACACATATTTTGTTGTTGTTTCAATAGTTAAAGTGATAAAATCAATTTTCTTGCGCCGCCCCGCAAACCGGGCACGCCTTCGGTGATATCACTCGCACAATTACCCAAACCAATTTTTATAAATAATAGCCATATTTATGGAGTTCTCGACATATTTCAGCTGGTTTTTAACCGTTTAATTTATGATATAGATTTAAATTTAAATCTATATTTCGATCAGTCAAACAAATCATAAACACATTCTACTAGCATTTGTACTTCGTTATTTGGTTCTGTAAATAAAATACCTCCATCATCGCTAATACCTAAAACCAGTTCTTCTAATGTAGCATCGTGTCCAACTGCAATATTAAAAAAACGTTCTTTTTCACCTTTCTTGATGGTTAAGCGATTCCACTGTACAAGCCCTTGGTATCCATCACTATAATCTAATGGCTTGCAAGTGATTGTATAATCGGGTAAATTTTCAGTGAGTTCGTGGATGCATGTATTGAGAAAGGTTTGCGCCATATTTTTTTTCTTTTTCTAAAAAAAAAGAAATCAATTTTCACCGTTTGTCCCGCAAACCGGGCACGCCTACGGCGATATCACTCGCACAATTACCCAAACCAGTTTTTATAAATAAGTGCTCGACAACACTTATTTTCAAGCATTTAAAACCACCATTTCGCTTGATTGTTCTTTTGCATAAGTCCAGGTATTACCTGAAACCAATCCTTGAATCAAAAATCCGTCTCCCAAATCATAGCATAATACTAGTTGACCTACTAGTTCCAAAGATTTACCTGGAGTTGAAAACCGAGATACTTGAAGTGGCTTACCTCTATATAAAAGTATAGTTGAGGTCGAGAGTTCGTTTCTGTCAAAAGTTAGGCCTTCCACATTACTATAAAATTTACACCCATCAAATCCGGTAAAAGTCAAATACCTATCAGTAAATAAGGCGTCAAGTTTTTCGGTATCTGGTTTAGCATATAATACGACATCATAATTTTTGTAATACCCATGAATACCGATTTTGGACAACAATGAATCTTGGTTCTTAATCCCGGCATGCGCGCAAAGATTTTCGATTTCAGGTGACTCTTGGGTAGTATGCCGAGCATCGGGAGCACAACATCCTACACTATAAATCTCGTGATCCCAATCACTAAATATTTCTGGAGAACCTTCACCATGATAATGCCGGGTTGGTATAAACACTTTATCACCTACAATTTGATGAGTATAAGCAAAAGGTTCATAGTCATTTTTACCCTCTAATAACTGACATACAATAAAGCCAAAATGTGGATAATGTGTTTCAAGAATATTCTTTACGGTCGGATTAAGGCGGAAACTTGTATCTAAGCGGTCAAAATCCGCAAGTGAATTCACAATACTGGCTTGATAAGATCCCACGTAATGAACTTTTAATGTATTTTTTGAATGGGCGCTTCGTGTAAACTTCAATTTAGGAAAATATGTAGAAAGTTGGCTAAAAATATCTTTGTATTGGGTCATATCAATTAAACTCAAACCGTTAGTGGTGGGGACGGGAAGAATCATAGCATTTTTAGTTTCAGACCGCGCGTTATTCTGATAGACGGTAAGCTGGGTACCATTAATACCAGCAACGGCTAAAAGGCGAGTTTTAGCTAAGCGCGCGGGTCCATTTGTGATGCACATTTTAAGTTATGGTGGACGCTTTAAGCCTTTGTAATTTTTCGTTTTCTTGATGCCTTTTTGGGTGGTGCATCGGTGTTGGTATTCGCCGGTTTTGGAGCAGCCAACTCGGCATCCAGCGCGCGTTCTAATTCATCAAGCTCACCGCGCCACAGTGCAATATCCGTGGTCTTGAGTAGGTACTCGATTTCATCTTGGATTTTTTGAATTTCATTTTGGATTTCGGCGAGTTTCTGCTTGGTGAAGCTTCGAATTGACATGCCCAAAAACTCGTGGGGATACCCGCGCGTGTCCATGTCAGCATAAATATCTGCTTCGTCCCGGCGATGGATTTTCAAGGTTCCCTCCATAACTTCAAGCACGAATTTATATTTGAGTTGTAAGTGGGGAAATTGATCCTTGAGGTAGGTGATACGAAGTTGGCGCCGTTCCTCATATTTTTTAAGGCGGATCTTGCTATAATGGCTTAGCAGTTCATAAACGTTATCAAAACTTAAGATGTGTTGATGGGTTTCATCGAGCACGCTGATGGTTTCCTTTTGTAGGGTATCTTTCAATAACAAAGTCTCATAACTGGGGGGCGCGCCGAATTTCTCCTCTGAATACCCATAAATCTTGTAGATTACTTCTATTGCGTCTTCATCCCCGTCTCCATCAATCTTAAAGTCCTTTATATAACCTTCCTCAACCCAGTCTTCAAGCTGTTGTTTATATTTTTTCCATGAATATTTGAGGGGAACTTCAATAATCTCGATATAGTCGGATTTTAATTCAAATTGACCATACATGACTAGCTTTCCCTCTTCATCAACTACTCGTCCTTTGTAACCCCTGAAATAAGGCAATATTTTTGATGGAATAAAGGCAACGGTTGCTGGCGCGGATTTCTTTTTAATTGTAAATTTACCCCTGAAGCCGCCTTGGGTAGTGGTTGGTGTCGAACTGGTTTTTTCACCGGATTGCGTTGGTTTGATGCTATTTTTCAGTCGTTGCTGCTCGACGAAATCAATCCATTCCCGATGCAATTTAATAATATCTTTGGGATTATACGACCATACCATAGAACTCCATCCGGTGCCAATCCCTTTAAGGCCATTAATTAATGGCATGCAAATAACAGGGTAATAAGTATATGGTTCACATCTATACCCTTCATTTTCTGTTGAGGGTAATAATATATTATCAAGCGGGTGAAAAATATAATTGACAATTGGGTTTAAAGCAGTAAAAATATAACGGGCTGATGAAGCATTTTTACCATTTTCGGCACGCGTCCCATAATTTCCAAATGGTTCAAACAAATTAATATTATTGGTACCGGGATAGTTTTGCGCCATTAATATAATCGCATTATGAATACTTACTTCACCATGCTCATAGCATGATTTTTGTATGATTATACCTGATGCCGCGGATAATTTCATTGAAGATTTACCGGGTTTATCCATACCTTCACTAAACATCGTCCAAAGACATTTACGCTGGGATGTTTTCAACCCGTCAATTCCAGGAATCGACCGAAGCACATCCGCCCAGCTAAAATGTTTAAAATGATTATCTAAAAATTCCCCAATAGTCATTTTACGGAGAGGGTCCGGGCGCGGTTCAATATGGGACAACCATTGTTTACGTTTGTCGGCCAAATTTTTATTAAATGCAAGTTGCACTTTTTTCTTACACTCCGCCGTATACTCTAAATCAACCAGAAAAAGTTCTTTAAAAGCATTTTTTTGTTCGGCGGGAAGTGCCGACCCGAGACCCTTACAATGCCGGATTTCACAATTTGAAATTTTATTTGTTTTATTCCATTCATCAAACTGTTGTTTGGTATAAAATTCATGCAACAGCGTTCGATTTTTATAAACGCGCACAATAGCCGTTTCCATAAATTTCAAAAATCCGGACTCTAGTAGTGGTTCGAATAATTCGGCAAAGAGCAACATGGTTAGTCCACGAATATGTAACCCATCATCATCGGCATCACTCAATACCACAACACAACCATAACGAAGCTTGCGCCGATTTTCCGGCAGCGCGTAATCAACACCCGTTTTAAGGCCGAGGAGTACTTTAATATTAGCAATTTCTTTATTTTGGGCGATGCGGTCTTCTTTGGCATTCATGGTGTTGAGCCCCTTGCCGCGGATGGGAAATACACCGCAATAATCCGTCCCGTTAGGTAGGGATGTTCGCCCGTTTACCGCAAAGGTTTTAGCCGAGTCACCTTCAGTAATAAATAAAATACATTTTTGCGAATTTCGCGTTCCCGCATCGTTCGCATCATCGGCTTTTTCAACCTTGACATAGCGCACTTTTTTACCATCAGTTTTGGAGCGTGCTTTTATGTTTTGCGATGCATGGAAATCTTTGTACCATCCTACCCAATCCCATTCCATGATTTGATTAAATACGGCCGGTTTTAGGGTCAGTTTGGGTACTTTTGATACCAATTTGGCTTTTGATTGAGAACCAAATGCGGGGTTGTATAATTCTGCATTAAAAAACAATCGAAAATATTTTTTCAGGTGGGTAAGGGTGGCTTCAAACTTGAGTTTTGCTTTTATCCGTTTAGCAAGTTCTGGTAAAAGTGCATCCCAGACTGCTTTGATGTGGTTGCCTCCAGCGTCTGTCACTACACCATTCACGAATGAAATTTCCCGGACAGCGCTAGTATCATCTTGGACGATAAGGAGTTCACCCTCAAATCCCGAATCTGAATCGTCTTCGGGAGGTTTAATTTTGGGTAGATGAACTTGGACTAATTCGTCATCATCCGGATAATAATAGTCGGATACATAACTGGCGAAATTCGTTTGATATTCCCGGCCATTAAACTTTGTTTTTACACCAGTAATTGCCGCGGCGTCAATGACATATTTTTCCATGAGTTGTAAAAATTGGGGAGTGTAGCCATCCGGCATCCCAAAACGTTCAAAATCAGCCTCATAGCTGATTCGTACGCTAAATGGTGGTTCTAAGGTATATGGTTTAATTAAAGGTTCCGAAATTTTAGACATATTTTTCGAGGATGTTTGCAAGTAATATAACTTTTGTTGCTTATCATAAACCTCAACCTTAAAATTTTGAGAGAAAATGTTAGTCAAAGATGCGCCTAATCCGTTTTTACCCGATACTAGTCTTTTCTGACCATCATCATAGTTGCTTGATGTTAGCAAATTAAATAAAGCTACTTCTGGAATGTATTTATCTTTAATAATGTGATGTTTTTCAATAGGTATAAAATACCCGTCATTTTGAACGGAAACTTCTTTATTATTTACAACTACATGTATTTGCCCAGGATCAATATCAAACCTACGTGACCGTCTAACATTATCATTCGCATTACTAATAATTTCTACATAAATTTGAAATAAACCATGATTATAGTCCATTTCTATGGGTTGAATTGCATTATCTCTGTAGACTTCTTTAACTATTTTTTCGGTCTGTATAGAACCCAAATATGTGTCAGGCCTTAAAAGTACTTGTTCATGCAGAGTTAAAGCTTCGATCTTTTCTTTTTTTGGGGGCATTTGTTTGATATAACAGTATTCTATTATATCAATTTCGAGGGACTAATAATACAATAACTACTTTGTTATTATGTGTTGTGCTAGTTAAATAATTCGGCCGTAAAATACACCCATGTTTATATCTGCGTCAATTACCCCTGAAAACTTTATGATTACGCGATATTCGGTATCATAGGTTGGTAAGTAATTTTGCGCATCAATTATATAATAAGTACTATTATGGTATTTCTTTGTAGTTATTTTAGTAAAGAAATGACTATCCGAATTACTTACAATCTCTGCTGAGGTAAGATTTGGTCGCAAATCTATTTGAGCGTCATCAATTTTGATGACGATGGCTTCTATATAAGATTTCATGTTAAATCTGTTTATTCGGCTAGAGGATATATTATCATTCAGGTGGAATATAAAATAAATTCGGTATAACCACGGATTATCTACATCCATAGACATGAATTCCTTGTCTCCCCAAATACCCATTGTATCGAATATACCTGGTTGAATGACTAATTTACTACACATAGAAACATATATAAACTCATCATCTTGTGTAATTTTGCTTTTCACTCCCGGTATAAAACATACTGACAAATTTATGGGATTGTTTATACGGAATTTATAACTATAAATATTAGAGAACTTTTCGTTATTTAACGGGAAATCCATGATTGTTTATGGGGATGATGAAGTGTGGTAAATCAGTTTTCGTGTAGCGAAAATTGATTTTCATGCCTCGGCGTTTTTATACATAAATGAAGCCGACATCTGTTGAAATTAATTATGGTATGAATGCTCTATCAAACCTATGTACTAAAAAAGACATTTCGTTTCATGAACATCATTATCCTATTTTATGTGAATTCTTTAATCATTTTGAAGAAGAACGTTGGGAGGCAGCATATAAAATTTTGATGATGTACTGTCTACAAACATATGATGGGTGTTTTTATCCTGATGGGTGTCTTTATCCTATTTATAATTTTATATATCGAAATATCACAAACAACTCTACCCCGTGGTGTATAAAATATAAAGCATATACAAAACTATTGTTTCCAACTCAAACTAAACATGTTGACAAGTCTTGGGGCTCCGATGTTTAATTACCGGTTATTTCAACCAATCAGTTTTCACGCTGGTGTTGCGCCTAAAAAAGGTAATAACTGATAATTACCAGTTATTTAGAAGGATACCACGATATAGTATAATTATAATCAGAATCCCTAGTAACAATAAATTTCATTTGTAATTCATGTAATATCTCTAATGTCATACTAGTATATGTTATATAGTTAATATTTTTATTCATGGCTTCCATAATACGATGAGAAATTTCATATCTCTTTTTGGCATTGTCGGTAGGAGACTTGGTATCATGTGTTGGGAGAATTGGGAACCCGCATTCAGCAGCTTTTCCGGGCATCATAAGTAAAGATATCCTATTACACTCAATAATACGAGGAAAATTTTCATCATAATTATGGTTCCATTTCATAATTTCTTGGTTTGTAGTCAGATCTTTGATTATAGATTCCATGCTCGTTTCAACCATAAAATAGATGGAAGAAAAATCAATTTTCGTGCTTATTCTACGGGGCAAAAAAGTTTTGAGTGGAGGGTATATATATTCACTCGCGAGTGCTTAAAGATGGCCTGTTATATAAATGGGAAATAAAAATGCGGTTTTACATAAGGAACATATAAGACAGAAACAACGGTGTAATGCTTTTTTTGACCGCATTGGCGAGCATCAGTTAGACAAATTAATAAGGGCGCTGGCAAGTGTAAAAAAATTTTGCGATGTGTTTGGTAAACAAATAATAACACCTGGGCCAAATACTAATATCTATAAATCTTTGGAATTTATAGAGAAATTACAGACAGAATATAGGGATGAATTTGTTGATGATTGGGATTTATTTTTTAGTTTCCCGGTAAACGAATTAAATGGTTATTCGCGTATGGTATTTCCACTGTACTGTACAAATTTGCTAAAGGATATTAAAGGGTATTATGGAGTTGATAAAGTAAACCAAATAATTCTTTATGATTGAGGATAAATTTACCCTCAATCAGTTACTCCTAATAATCGTCAGTATTAACCGACGGTTTGCGTTTCTTGATTGTATTTACTAATAAAATGGCTGCATCATAATGTCGATATGTAATCGCCTTATCCAACGGTGTTTGCGAGAGGCTATCTTTTACATTAATTTTAGCACCAGCGTTTAATAAGGTCCAAACAATCATCATTTTACCAGCTAATGCAGCCCAATGTAATGGGGTTTCATCGCGATCGTTTTTTATATTAACGGGAGCACCGGCATCTATCATATATTTTATGGTTTCTAGATCCTCGCTATATACAGCGTAATGCATAGGAGAACTTTTATGGAGTGTATCTCGTGCATCGATATTAGCGCCCTCGGCCATCAAGGCCTTGATTTTTTGAATATCGGCCTTTTGGCATGCATCCAGAAAATTTTCATCGGACGGGTCCATGGTATAGTTTTAGATTTAGGATAGAAAAAATTTTAAATCAGTTTTTGAGCGCCGCGATGGTGGAGGGTGTATATATGCACTCGGGAGTGCTTAAAGATTCCCTCTAATATAAATGGGAGCCGCGGTGTCATTGTTTTATGAAAAACCTAAAATTCATGTATTTTTAGATGCGTTGGGTGAAAATCAAGTCGAGAATTTAATCAAACATTTAGTCATTGTTATGAATTTCTGTCATTTAAACAATGAACTTACACCGAATTCACACGTTCATAAGTCATTTAAATTTTTACATGACCTGCAAAATGAATACCGACGCAATTATGATAATAAATGGCCCGAGTTTTTCGAATGTGATTTTACTACACCACCCTCTACTATATTTAAAATACGATATTCGCAGTGTCAACGTTTACTCCTGTTCGGAATACAGGATTATTACGGTCAAGACAAAACCAAAAATATTATTTTAGATACATTAATTTAGGGCAAATTTACCCTAAATTAGTAACTGGCTCGGCTATACTTTCCTATACTTTA